GATTAACCGCGATTACCAGCACAGCGCCGGACGTCATCTGGCCTGAACTGCCGGAGGCGTAGACCATTCAATATCTGGCGCACCGGAAGTATCGACCAGTTCCAGTGCGTCCAGATAATCCAGCCACAAATTATATTGCGCCAGTTCCTCACCTTTCAGACGACCAATTGATGCTTTACCTGGCCATTGTTTACTGTTTATGTATTCGTTGGCCTGGTTAATCAATTGCTGCTTTTTAGTTTCGGCTGATGCAATTTGTTCTTCACGTGTTGGTGGAGGAATATCTGCCCATGCAGGCAGTCCATCCTCTCCGACACATCTGTATTTTCCTTCTGGTGGTGTATCATAGAAATATTCCCTGAAAATTACTTCGTCTATATCAACACCTTTTTCTTCAGGCCATTCACCTTTTTCAACATAAAGAGACTGAAGTTCGTAAGGATATGCCAGGTTGTTTACGTACAGATATTTCATCATTACCAGCCCTTAGCGAAAAACGCACCACCTTCAAGACCATAATTGCAGTGAGCTATGAAGCCGGTAGTGCTCCAGTTGGTCGCCCCCCACATATTCCCGCCCCCGAAACCACCATCGCACACAATTACAATGCCCGGTGTCTGTGTAAATGGAATCGGGAATGAAACATTGGCGGATACAGGCCCGTGTTCACCAGGAAAACTAATTCGTCCCCACTGTTCAATTGAACCATCTGGCATTTTTCGCCAGCCTGAACCTGATGCATATGATGACATATCAGGTATCTGATTTTCCCCTGTTCCCACATTTCGTTTTGCCGCTTCTCCCAAACCAACGTTTATGAAAATGCAGAAATAACGAGCAAATGGCATCATTCCTGCTTTTGTCAGGGGGAGCTACCATGCTTATTGGCTATGTACGCGTATCAACAAATGACCAGAACACAGATCTACAACGTAATGCGCTGAACTGTGCAGGATGCGAGCTGATTTTTGAAGACAAGATAAGCGGCACAAAGTCCGAAAGGCCGGGACTGAAAAAACTGCTCAGGACATTATCGGCAGGTGACACTCTGGTTGTCTGGAAGCTGGATCGGCTGGGGCGTAGTATGCGGCATCTTGTCGTGTTGGTGGAGGAGTTGCGCGAACGAGGCATCAGCTTTCGTAGTCTGACGGATTCAATTGATACCAGCACACCAATGGGACGCTTTTTCTTTCATGTGATGGGTGCCTTGGCTGAAATGGAGCGTGAACTGATTGTTGAACGAACAAAAGCTGGACTGGAAGCTGCTCGCGCACAGGGGCGAATTGGTGGACGTCGTCCCAAACTTACACCAGAACAATGGGCACAGGCCGGACGATTAATTGCATCAGGAGTTCCTCGCCAGAAGGTGGCGATTATCTATGATGTTGGTGTGTCAACTTTGTATAAGAGGTTTCCTGCAGAGGATAAATAAAGTTAAAGACACTTTGTGTACAAAAGAAAATAAAACAACAGCAACTTGTTGCAATTTTATCAATAAAAGTAGTATTGTCGTAAAAAATTGATTGAAGATTAATATTATGCATGTTTTTGATAATAATGGAATTGAACTGAAAGCTGAGTGTTCGATAGGTGAAGAGGATGGCGTTTATGGTCTAATCCTTGAGTCGTGGGGGCCGGGTGACAGAAACAAAGATTACAATATCGCTCTTGATTATATCATTGAACGGTTGGTTGATTCTGGTGTATCCCAAGTCGTAGTATATCTGGCGTCATCATTAGTCAGAAAACATATGCATTCTTTGGATGAAAGAAAAATCCATCCTGGTGAATATTTTACTTTGATTGGTAATAGCCCCCGCGATATACGCTTGAAGATGTGTGGTTATCAGGCTTATTTTAGTCGTACGGGGAGAAAGGAAATTCCTTCCGGCAATAGAACGAAACGAATATTGATAAATGTTCCAGGTATTTATAGTGACAGTTTTTGGGCGTCTATAATACATGGAGAACTATCAGAGCTTTCACAGCCTACAGATGATGAATCGCTTCTGAATATGAGGGTTAATAAATTAATTAAGAAAACGTTGAGTCAACCCGAGGGCTCCAGGAAACCAGTTGAGGTAGAAAGACTACAAAAAGTTTATGTCCGAGACCCAATGGTAAAAGCTTGGATTTTACAGCAAAGTAAAGGTATATGTGAAAACTGTGGTAAAAATGCTCCGTTTTATTTAAATGATGGAAGCCCATACTTGGAAGTGCATCATGTAATTCCCCTGTCTTCAGGTGGTGCTGATACAACAGATAACTGTGTTGCCCTTTGTCCGAATTGCCATAGAGAATTGCACTATAGTAAAAATGCAAAAGAACTAATCGAGATGCTTTACGTTAATATAAACCGATTACAGAAATAAAATTGTTTATTAAAGTCACATTTAAGACGTAATACCCTACAGGGTAAAAATTTTCTCTGATCTTAACTTCTGCAAATGTTAACTGCTATTTTTATGCTAAAAATGGTTATCAAAACTCAAAAACACATGTTGATAATCAATGAGTTATGGAAATGCTAAGAGCTAATGAGTTATATGCAAATTAGTAAAATTATGTTGCTATGTCAAATAGTTACGATTTAGTCATCTAACTAATGTTACGCCATATGGGCTGGACTGAAGCCGCAGACCTGATTGTTAAAGGTATGGAAGGCGCAATCAATGCGAAGACCGTAACCTATGACTTCGAGCGTCTGATGGAAGGCGCTAAACTGCTGAAATGTTCAGAATTTGGTGATGCGATCATCAAGAACATGTAA